ATCAACCTGTGCGCCAACCAGGAGCAGGAGTTCTCCGCGCTGATCCCGCCGGAGCCGAACTGGGACCAGCTCTACCAGCAGAACCCGGCCCAGGCCCGGCAGCTCGAACTGAACTACAAGCACGTCTACGGCACCCTCAACACCATCCGGCAGCGCCGCGCCGCCGCGCAGCAGGAGGCGATGAACGACCACGCCCAGCGCACCGCTGGCTATGCGCGGGCCGAGTTCGACAAGTTCAAGAGCCGCAACAAGCTCACCGACCAAGCCTCGGTCGACAAGGCCTTGCAGTACATGCGCCGCACCGCCCAGGAGGCGGGCTTCTCCGACGACGAGATCGGCACCACCTACGACGAGCGCATGCTGTCGGTCCTGCACAAAGCCGCCAAGTACGACAACATGATGCGCAATAAGCCGTTGCCGACGCAGCCCGACAAAGGCGTGACGCTTCAGCCCGGTTCTGCGCCGCGCATCGGCAACGGCGCGGCGCGCAGCATGAACGACGCCCAGAAACGCCTCGCCTCCACCGGACGCGTCGATGACGCCGCCGACGTTATGAAACAGCTCCTGCGCCTGCGGTGAGCCAATAAATCCGGGTCAACCGGAGCTGACTGTCTGGCATAGCCAGAGACCCACAGTCTCGCCGTTCGGGCGAGAGACCCAATCCAGCGCCTTTGCTGGAGACAATCCCTCTTGCCCGAAAGGACGACTGCCGTGCCGCAGGTCACCAACGCTTTCACCACCTACAACGCAACCGCGAATAGAGAAGACCTCAGCAACGCCATCTACAACATCGATCCCTTCGACACGCCCGTGATGAGCGCGTCGCGGCGAAGGAACGTGAAGAACCGTATCTTCGACTGGCAGACTGAGTTCCTGCCGTTGGTTAATCTTGCCAATGCTCAGGTCGAAGGGTTTCAGCTCGCCAACGGTCCCAGCCAGCCCACCATCCGCCGCAACAACTGCACCCAGATCAGCGAGCGCGACGCGACCGTGTCTGGCTCGCAGGAGGAGAGCGATGCGGCGGGCAAGGGCTCGGAAATGGCCCACCAGATGGCGCTGGCGGCCAAGGTCCTGAAGTCCGACATGGAGAGCATCCTCTGCTCTCGCCAACCCAGGAACGACGGCAACGACACCGGCAGCGGCACCGCCCGCACCACCGAAGCGATCTCTCACTGGCTGGGCCGCGCGGTCGACAAGTACAACAACGTCGCCGCAGCGATTGCGCCCGGCACCTCGGTCACCGGCCTGCCGGTCGCCTCGACCGATCCCTTCCCCGTGCCGGGAACGCCGACCACCATCACCGAAGCCATCCTCGGCGACGCGATGCAGCAGGCCTACCAGAACGGCGGCTCGCCCTCGATGTGGATCGTGCCGCCGGGACCGAAGCGGACGATCAGCTCGTTCGTCGGCCGCTCGACCACCCAGGTCCTGGTCGGCAAGACCGAAGTGGTCTCGACGATCGATGTGATTGCGACGGATTTCGGCCGCATCAAGGTCGCGCCGTCACGCTGGCTGCCGGTCGATGTAGGTCTGCTTATAGATCCAGACTATATCGCGGTGGCGTTCTTCAGAGCATTCCGACAGTTTTTGATGGCTCGTGTCGGCGATGCCGAAACTAGAATGATAGTCTGTGAGTGGGGCTGCGAGATGCGCAACCCGTTAGCCCATGTATTGTTCAACGGTATACAGAAGTGAGCTATGACTAAACCTAAGAATGACTTGACAGCGGAGGCGGTGCGCCGCCTTTTCATCTATGACCCATATTCTGGGCTCTTGCAATACCGGGAGCGCGGGCCTCGCCGTCCACGCGGTTGGTTTGCGGGGGCGAAGGAGCCGAAGAGTGGTTATCTGCGCGTTCAAGTCGGTCTTAGGAAATACCTCGTCGCGCGGCTCGCATGGCTGTGGATGACCGGCCGTTGGCCGAAGGACGATGTCGACCATATCGACCTCGACCGGACCAACAACCGCTGGGCGAACCTGCGCGATGCGACGCGCGCGCAAAACGTCGTCAATAGCGGAAAGCGGGCGACCAATAAGTCTGGCTACAAGGGCGTCACGCTCCGGCGCGGGCAGTGGCGAGCGACGATCAGCAGCGGAGGGAAGTGCGTCCATCTCGGTTACTTCCCGACGCCTGAGGAAGCCTCAGCAGCTTATGAGGCGGCGGCCAAGGAAGCCTTCGGCGACTTCTACCGGAGGCTTCATTGACGGAGCGCCAGCGCATCTATCGTGATCGCGACGGCGTCAGGCGCATCCTGCACTGGAACGACGAAGACCCCGATCAGGTCACCGTTCAGACCCAGCAGGACATCGAGCCGGTCCTCGCCAGCGTCGCCCGCGACCGCCAGATCATGGCGAACAACGGTCCCAACCGATTATTGGCCCGCCTGCCGGTCGAAGTCTACGAGCGCGCTTGCCTTGAGCAGTGGGGCGAGGACGACTGGGCGCGCTATCTCAATTCAAGCGAATGCGAACCGTTCAGAATTTGGCGCGGGAATGTCTAACAGGAGGTTGAAATGAGGTTTGGCAAGAACAACAACGGCGGCAACGGCGGCTTCGGCTCCGACAATCTGCCGACGAAGAAATCCGCCCCCGGCAGCACCAACGGCGGTCGGCTCGCCGGGCCGTCGCCGGGCCGCTTCGGCGGCAATGGCGGCAACGGCAACGGCAACGGCAAGGACGGCGGCATCGGCGGCGGCGCTGGCCGGGCCGCCCCAACCATGCGCGGCATCCCCAAGGACGACCACGACCGAATGCTCGAACGCTGCCTCGGCAAGCCTCAGCGTTGAGCCCCGTCACATCCCCTTCACCCTGAAGGCCAAGGACAACCAAGCCCGCCAATTCCGGCGGCACATGAGGAGCGCACCCAATGCCGCAAACCTATCTTGTCGTCGTCGAGCCGATCACGGCGGGCTGGCCCCCGCCCCAGGTGATGCCGCCGATCTACTACCCGCCGCCGGGTGGGGGTGGTGGGATGCCGCCGACCTGGGGCGGTGGCGGCCAACCCTATCCGCCTGGGAGCGGCGGTGGCGGCGGGCCTGGGCAGCCGCCCTATCCCTCGCACCCGATCCCTCCAGGCGTGTGGCCGCAGCCTCCTGGCGGCGGCGGTCAGCCCCCGACCTGGGGCGGTGGCGGTCAACCTCATCCGCCGGGCGGCGGCGGCGGCCCCGGTTGGGCGCCGCATCCTGAGCACCCGATCCCTCCCGGCATTTGGGGCGGAGCGCCGGGTGGCGGAGGTCAGCCTCCTGGCATCTGGGGCGGCGGCAATCAACCCGGCACCATGCCCCCGATCTATATGCCGGGCGGCGGCACTGTGATGCCGCCAATGGATCCGGGCGGCGAACCGACGCATCCAATCGAAATCCCGCCCGGCTCATGGGTCATGCCGCCGCACCCTGACCAAGGTCTGCCCGACAGCGGCAACACGCCGAACAATGAGCTGCCGGAGACGCCGGAGCCGAAGGAGTAATGACGACCATGCCGCAGAGCCGGGCCATCTCCCTGCCTTGGCTCTGCGGCGCCCTCCTGCTTTCAAGCTGCACGATTGAAGGCAGGTTTCTAACGCCGCGTGAAATCATCGCGCCGCCAGGAGCCACCGTGGTCGAGGAACCGAACGGTACCGAGGTCATCGAGCCGCCCAAGGTTGAGGCGATGTGCCAAGCCCGCGCGCGCTTCTTCAGAGGAACCGTGCAGGTTCCGTGCGTCGATATTGCAAGGACGGTAGCGCCATGAGCCCGATCGGCATCGTTTTACTCGTCGTCCTCGTTCTCATCCTGCTTGGCGGCGTCGGCGGATCCTATGCGCCGTGGGGCTACGGCTATGGCTTAGGCAATGGCAGCATCGGCCTCGTCGGCGTCCTGCTCATCATCCTCATCATCCTCGTCTTCACGGGGCGCATCTAAACGGAGTTGGATCGATGGCGAAATACAAGCGCGGCTTCACCGCCAAGGAGCAGCATCCGTCTGACGAACGGCCGCCGAAGCTTAAGGGTCGGGTGGCGAATGAGTTCAAGCCGGATGCGGCGCGCGGCTCGACCATGCCGCCGCCGACGACCGACACGCAGGAGCCGCGTCTGTCGAGGAGGCTCGGCAAGAGCAGGCGATGACCGACCTTAGCGATCTCGTCATGGAGCGATTTGGCGACCGAATTTCGCCGGAGCCAAATAGCGGCTGCTGGTTGTGGACGGGAGCCGCTCAAGGAAAGAGGAATGCCGCTCTATACGCCAAGGCTCGCTACGACGGCGAGACCGTAACGATGAACGCCGTCATCAGGAAGCTGAAGGGGCTCACTGGGCAGGATATGCGGCACCGCTGCGGCGTCAGTTTGTGCGTCAACCCAGCCCATCTGACGGACGGAACACGTTCGCAGAACATGATGGATATGTCTCCCGAAGTACGTTCGGAGAAGTCTCGCAAATCAAATTTGCTGATGACGTCTGAAGAACGCTCGGAGCGCGGGAAGAAGGCGGCTGCGGCTCGTTACGCGACAATGACACCTGAGCAGAGAAGTGAATGCATCCGCAGGGCGTGGGTCGCTCGCCGCGCGGGGAGACATTGAATGACGGATTTTGCTGACCTCAAGCTCTCGGTTGCGGAATGGTCGAACCGAACTGATTGGCCCGACGCGCTTGTCACCAGTTTTATCAGGATGGGGGAGGCGAAGTTCAATTCGGAACTGCGCGTGGCGCAGATGATCGAATTCGACACCGGGCTCATCACGTCGCGCTGTGCGCAATTGCCAGACGATTGGTTGGCGATGGACATGGTGCGCGTCGCCAACGCGACCGGCGCCGATGGTTTTCTGCCCGCGCGCTACAAATCGAGGGACGAATTTTTCACCCTCACTGATCAGAACAGTTGGATGTACTACACGCTCGTCGGCACCACGATGTATTTCGGCGGTACGCCGGAGCCGGTCGATGGGACCGAGTACTGGCTCTCGTACTACGGCGAGGTGCCGGTCCTTTCCGACACCCAGCAGTCGTGGATTTATACGAAGTACCCGCAATTGTACCTGTGGGCCGCCTTGTCGCACGCCGCCCTGCACGCCGTTGGCGAGGAGCAGAACGCCGCCAATTTCAAGCAGCTCGCCGAGGACATGATCCAGAAGCTGAACGCCGCGCACCTGGGAGCGAAGGCAAGCGGCAGTCGCGTCACCATGCCGCGCCACAGGAGCTTCGGGTGACCTTTACCTGGAACCCAGACCCGTGCGTTGGCGTCGCTGGCTGGACCGGCCAGACGGTCTGCACGCGCCCTTACGACGTTGGGTCCTATGGGGCTGGCCCTTACGGGCGCTGCGCCATCATCGGCAATGCGCTGTGGACGCAGGAGATGGCCTGCGCGCCGTTCTCGGCTCAGGCGCCCGCTGCGCCCAAGCCCTGGAGGCGTCGGCGTGCCTAATCTTACGCCCAACTATGGTCTGACGAAACCGGACCCCGGCGCCTCGAATGACCAATGGGGTGACCTCCTCAACGGCGACCTCGACATCATCGACGGCCAGCTGAAGATCGCCACCGACGGCGCGACCGGGCCGCAGGGACCGCAGGGGCCGCCCGGCGCCCCAGGCGCACAGGGACCGCAGGGCGACATCGGGCCGACAGGACCGGCGGGCCTGCCCGGCACAGACGGCGCGATGGGTCCCATGGGGCCAGCGGGCGCCGATAGCACGGTCCCCGGACCGCAGGGGCCGCAGGGCGACACCGGGCCGCAGGGACCGACCGGGGCGACAGGACCCCAAGGCCCTGGCATCGCCGAAGCGCCCACCGATGGGCAGCTCTACGGGCGTAAGAGCGCCGCGTGGTCGGTCGTCTCCGCTGGCGGGCCGTACCTGCCTTTGAGCGGCGGGACGATGACCGGCCTGATGTCGTTGTCGGACAATGCCACGGCGAGCCTGAACCCGGTGCCGCTGCAACAATTGCAAGCGGGCTATTTGCCCCTGGCGGGCGGGACGCTGACCGGAACGTTGATCGTCGCGCCCGCTTCCGGCGACGCGCCGCTCAGGCTCAATAAAGCTGCTTCTGGCGCTAGCAGTTTCATTTATGGCCAAACCGCAGGCGTCACCCGATGGCAGATGGTGGTTGGTAATTCTGGCGCAGAAAGCGGGTCCAACGCCGGGTCCGACTTCACCCTCAAACGCTACAGTGACGCCGGGGTGAGCATTGATACGCCGCTTTCCATCAGCCGCGCCAGCGGGTTGGCGACATTCACCGGGCAGATCACAACCAATGGGATTGCGACCAGCGGTACGTCCAGTGTCGTCTCGGGCGGTAATCTGCAATGTACGGGCGATCTGCACGTCGGATCACTCATCTACGGCGCAGGATCGAGCGGCGCTTTCACCGTCAACACCTTTACTTGCACCTATGGCGCGACCATCGGTCCAGACCTGAACTGTACCGGTAACGCCTACAAACCGGGCGGCGGAACATGGGGGACCAGTTCCGACGCCCGTATCAAGACCGTGACCGGCGACTACGAGCTTGGACTTGAGAGCGTCATGCAAGTTCAGCCGGTGCGCTACACTTACAAGGGCAATGATACGCCGACTGAAGGCGAGCCGTCGCCCCACGCCCATGTCGCCGCCAATCAAACCGAGTTTGTCGGCGTCATCGCGCAGGATATCGAAAGCGTGTTTCCTGACATGGTCAGCGAGAGCGAGGGTTTCATCGACGGTGAAGCGGTCGGCGATCTCAAAAGCGTGGATGCGTCCGAATTGATCTGGGCTTTGGTCAACGCCGTGAAAACGCTCGTTGCGCGGATCGAGGCATTGGAGGCAGGCCGATGATGACTTTCTCCGTGGGTGCGAGGGGACATGTGCGCTGACACTCTCACCACTAACTTCGCCTGGGTCAAACCGGAGGTCGGCTCGTCGCAGGACACCTGGGGGACCAAGGTCAACTCCGACCTCGACGGCATCGACAACATGATGCGGCAGGCGATGCCGATCGGATCGAGCGTCGACTATTGGGGAACGACGGCGCCGACCAACTGGCTGTTCTGCGACGGCACGGTTTACCAGATCTCCACCTATCCGCTGCTCGGCGCGCTGCTCGGCAACAAGTACGGCGGCGACGGCACGACCACCTTCGCCGTTCCCAATGTCGGCGGCGCAGCCACCATCGGGGCCAACGCCACCTACGCGCTCGGCGCGACTGGCGGTGAGGCGACGCACGTCCTGATCACGGCCGAGATGCCCTCGCATGTCCACGGGGTCAACGATCCCACCCACTACCATGGGGTCAACGATGGTAGCCACTATCATGGCATTAGCGATCCTACCCATAACCATAGCCAGTCGCCGCATGGCCATGGCGCCTCGCAGGACGCTCACAATCATACGATCGGCGGCACCCTGCCATCGCCGGGCGCGGGAGCGCAGTCGGGCAGCGGCGCCGCAGTCGGAACAGGCACGACCTCATCCGCGCAGCCGAATGTCTACATCCAGACGCAAAACGCCAACATCAATGCAGCGGCGACCGGCATCACTCAAACCCAGTATTCTCAGACCGGCATCACGATAGCCTACGCCGGGACCGGCATCACTCAGACTAATAGCGCCGGATCGGACGGAGCGCACAACAACATGCCGCCGTATATCGCCTGCAACAAGATCATCAGGGCCGCCTAATGCCCGGCCAGCTCCAACCGCTTGAGCTTCCCCCTGGTGTGGTCGCCATGCCGACCAATCGCATGCGCTCGTCGAACTGGTCCGAGGTCAACGCGGTGCGCTGGATCGAGGGGCAGATGCAGCCGCTCGGCGGCCAGGAATTGATCACCTACGACACGCCGTTCGCTTCGCGCATTCGCCGCATCCACACTTGGTACGACCTCAACGGTCAGGTCTATGTCGCCTATTTGTGCGAGACGAACGTCTACGTCGACAAGGAAGGGACGCTGACCGACATCACGCCGACCGGCGGCATGCAGCCGCCGCCGACGCCGACCGACGGCTACAGCGTCGGCGACTACAGCGACGGCCTCTATGGCGCGCCGCCGCGCCCCAACGCGGGCTCCGAGATTTCGCTCACCGTGCTGCCGCCCGCCTACTCGATCGACAACATGGGCTCGATCCTCATGGTGATGGCGTCGTCCGACGGCAGGCTCCTGTGGTGGGACCCGACCGCTCCCGCCGGGACATTGCTCACTCAGGTGCCAGCCACCGATGGCGGCGGCGACAGCGGCATGAGCCCGCTGGGGCGATTGTTCGTCATCACGCCCGATCGGTTCTGCATGATCTTCGGCATGTACAACGACGGCACGACCGATGGCCCGACTGCGCCTGGGCGACGCTACGGTTGGAGTGATCAGGAAGATCCAACGGACTGGAATTTTTCCTCCGTCACCAATCAAGCGGGCTACCTCGACATCGAGCCCGCTTCGCCGATCATCGCCGCGCATGCCGGGCGCTCTGGCTTCGTCCTCTTCTTCACCGGCAAGCGGGCCTACGTGACGCGCTATCTCGGTCTGCCCTACGTCTACGACGACGAGGTCCTGGCTGACGATGTGACGCCATGGTCGCCCCAGTCGATCGCCTCGACCTCACAGCAGATCATGTGGATGTCGCAGCAGGGGATGTGGAGCTTCGACGGCACCTCGATCACGGCGGTCCCGTGCCAAATCCGCACCTGGATCACCGACGACATCGACACCATGCAGAGCCGCTTCCAGGCCTGCGCGGGGCATCTCGGCGCGTTCAATGAGTTCTGGTGGTTCTATCCGCAGAACGGCCTGACCACCAACACGCGCGCGGCGATCTACAATTATCGTGAAGGCTGGTGGTCGCAGGCCCAGATGTCGCGCTCGGCGGTGATCACGTCGAGCTACACGATGAACCCGATCTTCGCCGACGGCCCGCAGGCCTACCGGCATGAAAGCGGCATCTATTACAACGATTGCGATTTGCCTTGGGCCGACACGTTCTCGCTCAACCTGTCGAGCGGCGGCAATCTGACCACGCTGAAGCAGATGCTGATCGACCTCGACGGCGATCCGACCAACCTGCAATATCAGCTCTACACCCGTATGACCCGGCTCGGTAAGGAAGTTGAGGGGATCACGCCGCCGGTTCGGATACGGCCCGATGGCTTCATCGACTTCCGCACCACCGCGCGCGACATGCGGCTGAGGTGCAGCGTCATCGCCAATCCGGTGACGCCGTTCACCATCGGCCAGAGCCTGATCGATGTGGCGCAACGAGGACAACGCTGATGCCGCGCACGATGACCCCGCCGCAGCTTCCCGCCATCCCAGACATCAAGCCTGAGCTGGCCGACTATCTCCGCCGCTTTGCCCTGTGGTGCCAGAACAACTTCAACACATCGGTGCAAACCAACAGCGCGGCGACCTCGCTGCTGATGCAGAGCATGAGTGGCTTGACCGTGTGGAAGGTGACGGTCGACGACGATGGAACTTTGCATCAGACCCAGATGACGCCGGGAGCGCAGCCATGATCGGCTACCAGGAGAAGCTCGCCCGCGTCCTCGACCGCATGGGCGGGCTCTATCTCCTCGACGACATCATGACCCGCATCAAGGATGGGCGGATGCAATCGTTCGCCGCCAACAATTCCTGGGCGATCACCGAAATCCAGCAGTACCCGCGCGCCAGACAATTGCAGGTCCTCGCCATTGTCGGCGATCTTGCCGACACCAAGGCGCTCAACGATCAGGTCCTGGCGTTCGCGCGTAAGATCGATGTCGGGCTCGTCGCGACGCATGGACGGCGTGGCTGGCTCGAACAGGGGCATGCGATGGGGTGGAAGCTGAAGAGCCGGAGCTTCCTCTGGCAGAAGGAATTGTGACATGGGCAGCGGAGGCTCGACCACCCAGCAGTCCTCGCAGCAGAACGTCAGCCAGACGCAGCTGCCGCCATGGGTCAATCAAGCGGCGCAGCAGAATTACGCGCTCGCCCAGAATGTCGCCAACCGTCCGCTCACCCAATACCAGGGCCAGCAGGTCGCCGACGTTGGGCCGCAGATGCAGCAGGCGTGGAACCTCGCCGCCACATCGGGCGCTCAAGGGGCCGATCAGTTCAACGCCTCGCAGGCTGCTTACCTCACCGCCGCCGGAACGCCCGCGCAGCAGGTGACGCCGCAGACGCTCGCCGGGACGAACCTCAATCAATACATGAACCCCTACACCCAGCAGGTGATCAATTCGACCAACGCCATCGCGCAGCAGCAGCTCGGTCAGCAGCAGTCGGGCATCCAGGGGCAGGCGGCTGCGGCGAACGCCTATGGCGGTTCTCGCCAGGGCGTGCAGCAGGGCGTCGCCCAGGCGCAGGGCGCGCTCGGCATGGCGCAAACGAACGCGCAGCTGCAGAGCCAGAACTACGGGCAAGCGGTTGGGCAGGCGACGACCGACGTGAACAACAACCTCCAGGCGCAGGAGGCCAACCAGACCGCCAACCAAGCCAACATCAATTCGCTGATCCAGGCGGGCTCTGGCCTCGGCACGCTCGGCCAGGACGCGCAGACCAATCAGCGTCAGCAATTCCTCGAACTGTCGACCGCTGGCGGGCAGGAGCAGACCCAGGCGCAGAACGAGATCAACGCCAACGTCAACCAGTTCAATCAGGCGCAGCAGTACCCAGGCCAGCAGCTCGGCGTGCTGCAATCGGCGCTTGGCATGACGCCCTACGGCTCGACCACGATGGGCGCGTCCTCCGGCACCCAGACGACGACGCAGCAGCCCTCGATCGCCAGCGACATCTACGGCGGCATGCAGGCGCTCGGCAGCCTGACCAGCCCCGGTGGCGCGATTGCCAATCTTGGCAACTTCCTCAACACCTCGGACGCGGCGCTGAAGACCGACATCACGCCCATCGGAACGCATCAGCCCACCGGCCTGCCGCTCTACTCGTACCGCTACAAGGGCGATCCGAAGAGCTACCCGAAGGTGAGCGGCCCGATGGCCGAGGACGTGATGAAGGTCGCGCCGCATGCGGTGACCACGATTGGCGTTCATCGGCCGACGGGACAGCCGATGCATGGCGTCGACATGAGCGCGCTCAACGCCGCCGGAGGATCGGGCGGGATGCCCGGCGCGGGCGCGGGCTTGCCTCCTCTGCCCGCGATCCGGCCGCGCAGCCTGCCGGGCGTCGGCGGGGCCATGACGACGCGGGTGCCTGGGGCGATGGCCGGGCCTCAGCCGATGGGGATGACCGGCCCGATGGGCGCGAACATGAACCCGCCGAAGATGCGGAAGCCAGCGCGCATGCCGAAGGTCGCGGGCGCGATGGGCGCGGGCATGGGCGGGCCTGGAGGCTTCATGGGGGGCGCTGGTGGCTACGGCGCCTGACGACTACGGCTTCCTCGCCTCGATCAGCAACAACCCGAACCGGCCGGGCGATACGAGCAATTTCAATCCGGCCTTCGCCAGCAAGCTGGCGAGCGCGATCCGCGATGCGCGGGCCAACGGTCTGCCCAATGCGGGCGTCGCCAGCGGCTATCGCGCCTATGACGAATTGTGGAACCAGGGCAGGCGCGGGCCTGCAGCGTCCTTCGACCTTGGCGGCAATTCCGGCCACAGCTTCGGGCTCGCCGCCGATGTCAGCAACATCGGCGTCCCTGGCAGCGCGACGGCGCAGAAGTGGAACCAGATCGCCACCGCGCACGGGCTTTACAATCCGTACTTCAACAACGATCCCGGCAACACCGAGTGGAACCATTATCAGGCCTACCCCAGCAAGGACCTGCCGCCCGATGTGAAGACGAACCTCCTGGCGGCGGCGAAGACCGGCGACTTCAGCAACGTCTGGAACGTAGGCAATCAGTTTCTCGGCAGCGCCGTTGCAGGCGGCGGCGGATCGAGCGGCGGCGCGGGAGCAAGCGGCTCTTATGGCACGACCATGAACTCGTCGAACGTCATCGACACGCTCAGTCACAACATCGCCGGGATCGAGAGCGGCGGTGCGAAAGATCCGTACTCGGTCCTCAATCCGAAGAGCGGCGCAATCGGCAAATATCAGGTGATGCCGAACAACGTCGCGGGCTGGACGCTGGCGGCGACCGGACAGACGATGACGCCGGAGGAGTTCCGCGCCAGCCCGTCCGCGCAGGAAGCGGTGTTCCGCGACCAGATGCAGCGCAGCCTGCAGCTCTACGGCCCCAAGGACGCCGCCTCGATCTGGTTCACCGGCAAGCCCTACAACGTCGCTGGCGGCGCGGTGAACGACGGCTCTACAACCAACGCCAACTATGTGGCGCGGGCGACGGTCGGCCTCGACGGCTCGACGTTCAAGCCCGGCGCCGCCGTCGCTTCAGCTGCACCCGGCACGACGCTGAACAGCTCGCCCGGCGCTCCAGGCGCGGCTCCGGCCCAAGGCGGTCTGGCGGGCGGCCTCAAGTCCGCGACGGATGCGACGAAGCCCTTCGCCAACAATACGCCGCAGCCGCCGACGCAGCCGTTCAACCTTCAGCCCGCGCGCGGCTCAGGGGCGGCGGGCGGGCCGATGATGCTGGGGCCGGGCGGCCAGAACACGACCGGCCAGCGTCTCGCCCAGAACTACGTCGCCCAGCAATTGGCGCAGCAGGGCATCTCGACCCAGCCGATGGTGGGAGCGAATTTCACCCCGACGATGGGCATGCAGACGCCGCAGGGGCAGCAGCCGATGCCGTCGCCGGGCGCGGCGCAGGGCTTGCCGTCGATGCCGGGGACGACGCTGAACAGCCCGTCGCAATTGCAGATGGCGATGATGACGGGCTCGCTCGATCCCTACAGCATGTACGCCCGGCCTCCAGGGAGCTGACCGATGGCCAACGATCCCAACGCCCTCACCAGCATGTGGATGCTCAACCCGACGATGTTCGACCCCACCCAGGCGTCGAACGCGTACTCGAATTATAACAACGCCGCGCTGCCCTGGCCGCCGACCTACAATCCAGGCCTCCAGGGCGGGCCGGTCAACGCCGCCACCGGCAAGCCGATCCAGAGCTATCAGAACTGGGCTGCGGCCAACCCCGGCGGGTTGAGCCTCAACTCGACGCCTGCAGCTCCCCAGGCGCCGCAGCAGCAGATGCAATACCGGCAGCTCAGTCCCGGCGGGCAGCTGCCGAGCGGCGAGAACTACGGCTCCTCGACGCCGACGAATGTCCCGGCGCAATATGGCTACGCGCCTGTGCCGCAGCAGCAGCAGGCCGCAGCCGCGCCCCAGGCTCAGGCGGCGACGACCGGCGCTCCCAACAATTGGCAGGCCGCCATCAACGCCTTGGCCAACCCCGGCAACCCGATAACGCCCGGCGCGACCGTGCCGCTGGCGAGCGGGACCCAGCCCAGCGGCGGCGTCAACAACGCCTTCCTGCAGCAGGCGGGCGCTGGCGTGGGGATGAACCAGAACTTCCTGAACAACCTCCGCGCAATCCAAGGAAGGCCGCAGGGGACTTAAACCATGGCGGGCATCGCTTCGCTTCTTCACCTCGGCCAGCCTGACCCGGCGCAGCAGATCGCGCAGATCCTGTCTGGCCAGCAGCCGCAGGGACCCGCTGCAGCGCCCCCAGGACCGCCGCCAGGGCCTGTAGCGCCTCCAGGGCCTGCTGGGGCCGCCAATGCCGCCCCTGCCCCTCCTGGGCCTCCTGGGGCCGCCGCTGGCCCGCCTGGAGCGGCTGCGCCCCCGCCTGCCGCCCCTCCGCCGCCAGACGTGGCCCCAGGCGCTGCGCCGCCCCCAGGCACGCCGCCGCAGCCGCAGTCGCTCACCTCCTCGCCCGACATGGCGGCGAGCTACAGCGCGCTCGCCAACCCGCCGAACCTGATGAGCTTGTACACGCAGATGTACCAGCGCGACCGGGCCGACGATCAGCTCAATCGTGGGCTGGCGATCATCGCCGCCAACCACTCATCGCCGGAGATGGCGCGCGCCATCATGGGCAGCGTCTCAGGCAACAGTGATCCCAGCGGCATGGTGGGCAACCTGATCACCCTCAATCAGACGCAGCAGGCGATGGCGGGGCAGCAGGCGCTGCTCGGTCAATCAGCCGCGATTGCCGCCAAGACCGGCATGCCTGAGGCGATCGTGCGCGCCCAAATCCTCTCTGGTCGTGGCGACGAACTCGTCAAATCGATGGAGCCGACCGACACGATGCGCAATTACCAGCAGGCGCGCACGATGCTGCAGCAGGCTGGCGTTCCCGACGATCAGATCGACACCTACACGCGTCCCATGCTGCTTGGAGCCGGAAGCAACCCGGCGATGTCCGAATACATTCAGCGCATCGCTGAGGCGCAACGTACTGGCACGATGGGCCAGCATCCCGAACTGGCTGGAGGCTTTTACACGTGGCAAAAGAACGTCGAGGCGCAGCAGGCCCAGACGCTCGACAAGCAGAAGCAGATCAACGATGCGCAGGGACAGTTCGGCGCGATCAACGGCGTCCTGACGAACATGCAGGCGACGACCGAGAGGCTGCAGAAGGCCTACGACGGGGGCCAGCTCGACAAGCTGTTCTCAGGCGTGCCGCAGGACATCATCAAGGGAGCGGCGACCAACCCCGTCATGTCCACTGTCAACAACATCGTCAGTTGGTGGGGAGGCAAGGGCGTTACGCTCTCGGCAGAGGACAAGAACAACCTGAAGGACATTCTGGAGCTGTCGCAGACGCCGATGCAGTCGTTGACCGCGACCAGTCCTCGCCACCTCGCCCCTCAGCTTGGCACCCTCGGCACGGCGCTCGGCCCGATCGCCGACATCGGACGCGGCAAGGAGGGTTGGGGCGCCAAGCTTGATGATCTGCACAACCAAATCCTCAACAGTGAGGCCGACCTTTACGGCGGTTCGGGGCAGACGCCGCCCGACAACCTCAAGCTGCGCATGAACCCGATCTATGGGGCGGGCGGCTCGATGCAGCTCCAGCCCGCGCGGCCGATGAGCCAGGACGACATCAACAAAGACGTGGCGTATGTGCAGCAGAACCCGGCGAAACTCGCCGACACGATCAGAGGCGAGAAAGCGGGCAACTACGACACGACGGAATTGGAGCGTCGGCTCAGTCAACTGAAGAGGTGATCGAATGGCCTTCTCTGACTTCCAGGCGCAGCAGGATCAGGAAGCGGCTGCAGCAGCGAAGGCCAAGGCTGCAGCTCCCGCTCCCGCCCCTGCGCCAGCCTCGGCCGCGCCTGTCCAGGCTGCGAACCCGCCGCCTGCTCCCGCGCCAGCTCCGGCGGCTGCGGCCTCAGCCGATCCCAGCGCGCCAGCGCCCGGCGGCTACGACTTCGGGCCGGTCCACCTCGGCTACACCAACCGGGGGACGCCCGGCATGTCCTGGCAGGGCGGCGGCATGGGCGGTTGGATGCCGTCCTCGCAGACCGTCCACAACGTGACTGACCGCCTCTTCAACAACGTCCTCTGGGGCGCCGCCGATCCGATCACGGCGGCGGCCTCGAACTACTACAACCCTGGCAGTCCCGACTTGATGACGCTGCGCGCCCAGCGGCAGCAGATGAACGCGCAGATGAGCCCAGGAGAAAAGGCGGTCGCCGACATCGGTGCGCAGTTCAGCCCCACCAACCAAAACATCAACCGCATTCCCGTCATTGGCCCGACGGTCCAGGGCGCGCTTCAGCACGGAGTGCAGAGCTACAATGAGGGGAACGACGTGCCGACGGCCCTAAACGATGCGGCGCGGGGCGCGGTAAGCGCATTGGGCAGTCAGGTTGCCGCCAACACCGCGCTCAACCCCAATGTCTGGGGGCAAATTGCTGGCCACACCATCGACAAGGTCGCGCCGCTCGGAATTGGACTGATGGGGCATGGGCTCGGCGGATTGATCGCGCGGGACGCCGCCAAGCCCTATGCCGATGCGATCAGAGACTGGGGCGCCAGGACCGCCGGTCCTGGCTGGAGCGCCGCCGCATCGGCGCTCCAGAACCTCCTTTATGGAGGCGCGTCGACATACCAACAGCAGCAACGCGATCAACGGCCCTAAGCGCGTTTGCGTCTCGCCATCGGCGAGAGCCACAGGATAGCTGCGAGGATGACCGGCCAAGCAAGCATCATGAACCACCACGTTTCGCCAGCGTCTTCGTATTTGCCGGGGACTAAGTAGGGCATGAACCAGAAGCCGAAGGCGTAAATGGCAAGAGCGCCCAAGGCGGACCCGATGGCCCAGGGGAGGATCGTGTCGATGGCAAGGCTCTTCATCACGCGGCCTCCTGTCCGTTGAGCAGTTCGGCGATGGCCGAGGCCACGGCGGCGCGGACCAGCGTGGTGAGCCGGTCCTCATGGTCATGCAGAGCGCGCCGCGTCTCCTTGGCGACGATCTCCTGAACCTCCTGGGAGATGGTCTGGCCCATGGCGTTGGCCACGGCGTCCTTTAGTACGGTTTCGAGTTGCATTGTCTTCCCTTACCAGTTGAAGATATCACGAAGCCATCATATGGGACCTGCGCTGAGGGCCGTCATGCCGGGGCTGCCAATTATTTGCTTTCAGGGGCCAAAGGTTTGAGCGCGCGCACGATCGCCGTCCTGGCCGGGCTCGTCTTTCTCCTCGGCGTCGTCACCGGACTGCTCGGCGGCGCGCCCGATCCGGCGGCGCTGTGGGTCCTGCATATCGGAGCGACGCAATAATGCCCACCAAAGCGAATGGCCTGCTCTATTCCGATTACGTGCGGATGATGAAGGCCGCCAAAAAAACCGGCGTCGCGATGACGGTCGAGATCGGCGGAGCCAAGTTCACCGTCTTGCCTGATGGGCCGCCCGAAGCGGCGCCGCCGGGGGATGGCGCCTCCATGACCGAAGAGGAGCGAAGGAGCTTCGACCTCGTCCTTGACGACCGGCGCCCGAAGCCGGGTCAAACGGCCGATGAGAAATTGATCTGCGACGCCGTCGCAGCTTTGATGAAGAGCGGCGAGTGGGACGGCGACCACTGTGCTTGGAAATATCTGAAGGCTGAATTGGAGCGGCGCGGCTGCCGGTTCAACGGTGGTCGAGCTCACAGTGAGGTGTGGTGGTTCGCCGGAAAAGAGGCGAGGCGCCTTAAGGAGCAGAAGAAGCCCAAATTGGAGTGGTAAGGTACGAGGCGGGCGCTCGCCGAGCCTAGAAGGTGGTGGGGGTCCGAAGTACGAGGTTTTTTGGCTAACCCCTTGTTTTTGCTAGATTGCCTAATTTCGCTGCCATATTCGATGATGGCAAAATACCCCAGCAAAACCGGGCGTCTCCGAGCAAATCCCCGTACCCTGAAAATCAGGTACGGGGATTTGCTCCTGGGTCAAAATCTGAAAGAGAGGAAAATTAATTCCACAGCGATGCGGCGGCCTTCACGCCGCCTTTACCACTTTGAGGCGTCCGCGCCCCATCTTACGCGCGGCGCGGATCGCCGCCGCCTTGCCCTCGAACTCCTGCACGTAGTTCTGGCACCGTTCCAGCGTGTCGCCGAGGATCGCCTTCAACGCCTCGACGCCAAGCCCCTGCTCAAGCAAGTGCGTGGCGACGTAATGGCGCATGCCGTGCGCGGTGCATTCGGGGACGCCGATGTCGTCGCAGGCCCGGCGCATCAGGTTCGAGAAGTGGCCAGCCGAGATGGGCGCCCCGCCATCAAACTCGGAACCGACGAACGTCGTCGAGCCCAGAACACCGGCCTTCTTGGCCGCATCGAGCGCCTTCCTCAGATTGGGCGGGATCGGCGCCCAGGCGTCCTTGCCGGTCTTCTGCTGCTTGATCAGCATCATCTCGACCTTGTCGCCCTCATCGTCGTCGTGCAGCGAGATATGCTGCGGCCCCATGCGGACGATGTCGCAGCAGCGTTGGCCGGTCAGGAGCAGTTCGTACATGACGCGGGCGCGCGTGCCGTAGGCGTAGGTCGCCTCGTACTTGTCGCACTCGACCTCGCTCCACTTATGGCGAGCCACTGACGTATGCTGCTTTCGCTTGATGCTGTCGCAGGGATTGATCCAGTCCTTATCGAACAACTCCTTCTCCTCATCGGCCCATTTGTACATGCCGCGCACCGCGCTGATGAGCTGATTGGCCGACGCCTTCGCGGGTTTTGGGTTCGCCGGGTCCGAGCCGAACTTCGCAATGTGGTCGCGGATGTCTTTCAGGTTCTTCGGTTGGACCTTGCTGTAAGACACGTCGCCATGCGCGGCGGCCAGCCGTTTGAGGAGGTTGCGATGGCCCTTCTGAGTGTTTGGCTTGAACTCGGCGAAGTTGTCTGAGCTGATGTACTCGTTGACGAGCCAGCGAAGGCTCGTCGGATCGTTAGGCTTAAGCATCGGCAGAGCGTCGGCGACGCGCACACCCCGGCTGGCGTCGGTTAACTCCTGCCAGAACGCGACCGAGCCGGGCGCGTTTTTCATTTGGTGATAGACGTCGGGCGCCCGGTAGACCCAGATCGGCTTGCCGTGCCGGGTAATCTCAGCGCGCAGGCCTTTCGGCACCCTGCGCCCAAAGAGCTGTCTGCAATGGTCGTTTGTGATCTTACGTGATTTCGGTTCCATTTTCCCTTACCAGTTCTTCCAGTTGTGTTCCGCCTCCTCCGGTTTAGCATCCGGTGCGGGAGGATGGATCGGTTCCAACGTCCCCAGGTAAGTATCGTCAGCGATGAGTGCAATGGCGGTCTTGCCGATCTCGACGCGGACGACCTTCCAGCCCGCCCACTTTGCGGCCTTGAGCGCCCGCTTGTAGTCCTCCAGCAAAGGACCGTTGGCCTTAGTGGGCATCAGGAGCCTCCAGGGCGGCCCGCAGCAGGAGCCGACCGCGTGTGGCCTCATCAGCCTCGCCCCCATCGCAATCGGCCCTGGCGAGGCTGGGAAGGGGAATGTCGGCCTCCGGCGGCAGCGGCGCCACGAAGGGGGCTTCGTGGCGGACATGAAGGGGGCTTCGTGTCGGAACGCCGCAGCTCTGCCGCCAGGGATAGTGCCAGCGGCTATACAGGTGGCATGCCTTCGCCTCGACCGGCGTCGTCGCCAGAACCATCAGGGCGATAGCGAGCGACCTCATCGGTGCAGCTCCTGCGCGGCTTCACGAAAGGCGATTACGAAGCAAGCCGCGACCTGCGGGACGATGGCGTTGCCGTAGCCCCGCAGGCGTCCCACTCTGGCGGGTAGCCCATGAGCCAGCAGACGAAGGCCGGGTTTAACCCGCCGGGCTTTGCCGTCGGCTCCGACGAGCCATCTGGCGTCGTCCCAAAAGCCTCCGTCTGAAGGCTTGCTCCGCCCGAATGACTGAAGCTCGGTCCTGTCCAGTTGTTCGTTCGCGGCGTCGGCCACAGGCTCCTCGACCCGTTCGATGTCTCCCGCACGCCCGCGATCACGTCGATCTTCCGGCTGAAGTCCGTGCCGCCCGCTTCGTTGTAGCCGTTCTGCGTCGGCGTCCCCGCCATCGGCGTCGGCCACAGCGATCGACCTGAATACAGAACCACTTCGGACAGGTTCTTTTGATGCCCTGCTTGATGTCTCGTCAGCGCCTTCGCTGGGTCCGTATATTCGCCCCCGCCCTCCGTCCGCGCGTTGGGCGTCGGCCACAAAGAAGATGCGCTCCCTCCGGTGCGGCGCCCCGACACTGCAAGCTGGCACAATGGCGGCCCCGACGGCATATCCACTTGCCTCCAGGTCAGCGCGCACTCCGGCGAACCATTCCCGTCCATCCGCGCTCGCAACCTGTTCTCCAAAGAGCCTTGCAGGGCGGCGCTCGGCGACGAGGCGGTAAAAAGCGGGCCAGAGGTGTCGTTCGTCGACATGGCCCTTTCCTTGTCCAGCGACCGAAAGCGGCTGACAGGGTGGGCTTCCGGTCCAGACCTCTTCGTCTTCGGGCCACCCGGCGAGCGAGAGCGCGTAGGGCCAGCCGCCGATCCCGGCGAAGAAGTGGCAGCGCCGGTAGCCTCGGAGATCGTCTCCCCGAACATCGATAATTGAGCGGTCATCCACATCGCCTTCCGGCAGCAGTCCCGCCACGATCAGGGTGCGCAGCCACGCCGCCGCAAACGGGTCATGGTCATTGTAATAGTCCCCGCTCATCTGTGGGGCTCCTGTTTGATCCGATAGCGCCGCGCGATCTCGCTCGGCCCGGCCTCGATGGGACGGTGCTTGCCTTCCAAGCGTTTCGTCTTGGCGATCTCCCGCACGTCGCGCCGGGTCTTCCGGTCATGGCAGGGGAGGCAGAGCAGCTTGCCGTCCTCGGCGGCGAGCGGCAGCCGGGCGTCGCCCACCGGCTGCATGCCTTCCGGCACGCAATGGTCGATCTCGTAGTCGGCCCGCGTCGGGCATTCCGCGCCGCACAGCTCGCACCAGGTGCGCCCGCTGAGATCGGTGGCGCGGGTCTTGATCCTGCGCGCCGTCGCCGCCGAGAACGAGATGCGGATCATAACCCGCACATCCCTTCACACTCATGGATGAATAGGTTCAGTTGGCCGTGGTCCTCGGCGGTCGAAAGATCGACTTGGTCGAGCGGCACGCGCTTCGGATGCATGAACTGCTGCGCCTGCCGCAGGCGGGCGCCCTTGTCCTTGTCGATCGGCTCCCGGATCGCCTTGTCGATGGCGACGGCGTCGGCCCATTCGTCAGGCCGGTTGTCGCGCATGTCGCGCCACATCGCGTTGTTGCGAAAGGGGCAACCGATGCAGCTCGACTTCGGCGGCTCAGGGTAGCCGAAATCCTTCAGCCATTTGAGACACTCCCAGCGGTTCATGCGCGCCTCAAGCAGCGGGAAGCGCCGAACCTCGAATTTCACTTTCGCTGGCGTGGCCCTGATGATCTCGTCGACCGAGATGCCGATCCACTTCTCGACCGAACCGGGCGCCATGCGGTCGCGCGGCCCCTTGCCAAGCAATTCGCGGACCTTCTTGTCGATGGGCTCGATCTTGTAGTTGCCGGTGCATTGGCGACGCCCAATGCCTTCCTTGTTACCCGCGTACTTCAGGTAGAACGGGACGGTGACGAACCACCCGACGCTCTGCCTTGGGCGCGTTCGGGTCAGCAGATCATCGCGAATGTTGCCAGCGGTGACGATGTGGACCGGGAACGGCAGGACGCCGACGAGCCAGTCCAGATGGGCGTAGACCGCCTTCGGCTCCCAACCGGTGTCGGCGAAGATGGCGCAGTCGGGCATCGGCGTGATCTCGCCATGCGCCGCCATCAGCGCCATGGTGGTGGACTGGACGCCCGCGCCCAGGCTGAGAACCCTGATCATGCCGCCGCCGCCTTCAGGTCTTCGGCCGAGACGCCGATCAATGCGCTGATCCAGCCGAGGATGGCTTGCTTGCTCTCCTCGAACTCTTTGCGGCCCATCCGGTCGAGGCCGCGCATGCGCTGGCTGCGCGCCTTACGCACGATGACGCAGGGGCCGCGCACCACGACATGGGCGAACTCATCGTCTTGTCTGGCGTAGGCCGCGACGCGCCGCGCCGCCTCCTTGCTGCCTGCCTCGATGAGGGCTTCTCTAAACCAGCCGGTGGCGATCAATGCGGCTTTGCGCAAATGCTCAGGCGTTGGGTAGAGGTCCATCAACGCCTCCGGCAGATTGTCCCAGGCCTGGGCGATGAAGGCGAACTCATGCGCGTGGCTGATCCAGCTCCGCTCGCTCACCTCGTCAAGCCAATAGCGTTTCCCCAGCTCGTAGGCGCCGCGCGCAGCGTCAGGCCTCGTCGGGATCATCTGCGAGCCGTTCCAAAGGAATTGCATCATGGGCGTTTCACGCGAAACATTTGAGGGGTTTTATCCGGCAGTTTGGGGTTGAAGCCGGATGTTGCGGGTCATGCCGCCACCGGGTACCCGCGTTCGAGGCGATCGAGCTTCTGCTCAAGCTCCCTGATGAAGCGCGTGATCTCGCCCTCCAGCTCGGCGATCAGCGTTGGCTGCTGGCGATGGACGCGCTTGACCCAGAGCCGCATCGCGGGCGGGAAGTCAGGATTGAACGAAACGTAATCGCACCAAACCCGCCCGGTACAAGCCATTTGCCATTGCATCTGGACGACGTGATCGTTGCTGATCGTCTGGTTGAGCAGCGTGTCGAGATGAGCAGCGGGCAGCGGCGCCTTGATCTCGATCAGGCCTTGGTCGCCGACGAAGCCATCCGGCGATGCATGCGAACCCTTGATAGATGGATGCGGGACGAGGCCGACTTCCTCGACCTCGACGTTCTTGACGATCGAGTACAGCAGGCGCGCGTCCGGTTCGCGCGCCGTCCCCTGCAGCATGGCCGCCGTCTTGTAGATTTCGACTGGGACGCCGGTCAGCCGTTCCAAGACCTTGGCCGCCATCAGGCTGTCGCGATCGGCGCTGTAGCCGGTCCGGGTGCGGCGCACGACCTTGGGCGCGTCCGACGCGCCCACTGAACCGCAGCGCAGTTGTTTCCAAGCATCGCTGCCCTGAGGCGCGTCAAGCGAACTCACAGAACGCCTCCCTGCGCTTTGCGGAGTACACGGCATGAGCCTCCTCAATGGAGGCGTATGAGCCGAGGTGAATTAGTTTGCCGTCAGTGCGCAGGCGCGCGGTAAAGCGCCCATACTTGGTTTCGCGGACCCCCATGGGCAGGTTGCGAAACATGCGCGGCTTACGGTTCTTGTTGTTGTCGGCCGCCGTAGCTTCACGCAAATTGACCGGGCGGTCATCGATAGAATTGCCGTTTATGTGATCGACACACGGTCTTGGAAAGCGCCCGTGGACGGCCAGGAACATGATCCGCGCTCGCTTGTACGCGCGACCACGAACCTTGATCACCCAATAGAGCTTGCCGTGGCGAGAGATGCGGGCTCCTCCGGCCTCGGCTCCTGCGAGGCGAGGATGATTAAACGGGGGCTGCTTCCAGAACAGCCGCCCGTTTTCGTCATCGACCTCGAATAGAGAGAACACGTCACCCTGCTGGAGCATTGCGCGCCCTTTTCTCGGCCTTGGCGAGGTCGAGGACCTCCTTGGCCCGCGTGAACTGATCCAGGTTCATCTCGACGATCTCGTCGACGCCGACGAGCTTCAAGAGCGTCGCCTGCGAGCGACCGCTATCCTCGATGAGCTTTTGCATCTCGTTGACCTGTTCGACGCTGATCTTCGGCGATGAGCCGCCAGCGCCGCGCCCATCGTCATCGACGGCGGCGGCGAGGCCGATCGCGGCGCGCAGCGAATAGCGTTGCAAGTAGGTCAAGGCGCTGCCGAGCGCCTGCACCATCGACATGCCGGTCGAGCCTGGGTCGACCTTGCCTTCAAGATTGGTGCGCTCGGAGTAGCCGTCGGCATGGCTGACGACGCAGCTCACCTTCACCTGATCGCCGGTCTGCGCGACGCTGAAACGGTAGGAGAGGCCGTGCTGTGCGAAGACGGGATCGACGACGCGCGCCACGTCGGCGAATTGCTCATAGCGGTACTTGGTGCGTGTGTTTGTTCTGGCGCTGGTGAAGTCCACATCGTGGCGCTTGATGACCGGCGAGAGTTCGCCCTTGGCCTCGCTCATCGCGGCGTTGAAGGCGCGCTCGGCGGCGCGGTCCTCCTCGGCCCGGCGCGCGGCAAGCAGGCGCTCGAACACATCGATGTTGAGGTCTTGCCGGGTGGCGAGCCGCTCGATCATGGCGAGCAGGCCACCGCCCCCGGAGGCTTGTTGAAGCTCCGAGGGCGGCGCATCAGCGGGCGACTGGTAAGGGACCGCGCCCACCGACTGTTCTTTATCGCTCATATCGGGGCTCCCTCAAAGCGCAAAGTTGTTCCTGCGCCATCTTCATGTCAAGAAGTATTCGCGCTGACATCTTCGATTTGTTAGAGGTCTAACGCGTCCCGTTAGAGGTCTAACGGATTTGTTAGAGGTCTAACACCGTTACGGTACTGGCGAACCAAGAAGATGCAACGATGACATCTTTAAGATATCTCACCGCGAGCAAGATTTTGCTTGACGAAACCAATATACTCAATCCATTTTAGGAGCCATGGCAAGAGCGCCCGGTAAGACCACCAAAGAGCGATACGCCAATCGCAGGCCGAAGCGGCCGAGGCTCGACGAGCTGATCGCGCTCCGCAAAGCCAAGTTCCCCAAGATGCAGTGCCAGGAATTCTGCAAGCTCCTCGGCATCACCCGCATGCATATGACCACCGTTGAGGTTGGCCGCCGGGAGCCGTCGCTGGAGTTGGCTTTGCGCTGGATCGAGGTCCTGGGTCCCGAGGCCAAAATCAGCATGTTCGGCCCGCTGCCGATCGCCGAAGAGCGCGTCCGCACGATCAAAAAACTGCAGAAGCTTTCGCCCGAATTCTATCAAGCAGCCTGAGGCTCCCCATGGCGCGGCGACAGAAGAGCTATGCGCCATCGGAGATGTTCTGGCCGATCAGCGTCGCTCGGAACGGGAAGCCTTTCCATCATTTGGAAGGCGTGCCTTTTGGGCGCCTGACGGCAATCAGTGTTGGCCAGCCGTCGAACCAGGGCAAGACGCGGTGGGTTTGCCGATGTTCGTGCGGCGGATCGACGCTGACTACGGCATACGAGCTGATTTCCGGTCACACGCGCTCCTGCGGCTGCGAGAACGTGGAGAGGGCGACGGCCTGGGGGCGGGCCAACCGCACGCATGGTCATGCGAGGCACGGAAATCGAAGTCCCGAATACTTGACTTGGCAAGCGATGCATCAACGTTGCTACAAGCCAAAAACACGCAGTTTTGAGTATTATGGCGGGCGCGGCATCGCTGTCTGCGAACGCTGGAAATCGTTCGAGAATTTCCTGGCCGATATGGGCGAGCGACCGGCGGATAAGACGCTCGATCGCATCGACAGCAATAGCCACTACGAGCCTCAGAACTGCCGCTGGGCGACTGGATCGGAACAACGATTGAACCAGCGGGGGCATCCTTAAATGCCGCGCCGCGCACCTACTCCTCTCGAAATCGAAATTCAACGAGCGGTCTTAGAGCATTGGCTGATGCTCGGCGAACCCTTCACCCTGGTCGCCGCGATCCCCAACGCCTTCGCCCATGGCCAGCCAGGACTGACCAAGGGCCTCGCCGATCTGATGGTGCTGACGCCGCGCATCCGCGTCGGCTTCATGGAGCTGAAGCGCGACGAACGCTCTAAGCGCACGGACGAGCAGATGGAGTTCGGGCGGTTGTGCATGGGCCTCGGCGTCGCCTACGCCATCTGCGTCGGCCGCGACGAGCCGATCCGCGTGCTTGAGGCCTGGGGCGCCGTCAAACGACAGGCGAGCGCGGCATGAGCGACAGCGACATCGTCCCCCTGATTGAGCGGCCGGAGCAGGATGCGCAGTTCGTCGCCCGCCTGAAGAAGTCCAGCGGGCCTGTGTTCGCGGCTGCGCGCTACCTGCACGCGCTCGGCGACCTGGAGATCTATATCGGCCCGCAGCGCATCCGCCCGTCTTTCGCCGACCGCGAAGACTATCGCGACGACGGCGACATGAGGGTGCGCAAAGTCGGCCGGGAACGCTGGATGAAGGTCGAGGCCAAGGGGCGCACGTTCAGCTTCACCTGCGCCGAGGATTTCCCCCATCCAACGTTCTACATGGAGCGGCCCAATCGGATCGCCAGGAACGGCGTGGCCTACGCCTATTTCGTGGTCAACCAGGAGTTGACCCACGCCGCCGTGATCTATGGCGCGACGAGCCCGCAATGGATCGGCCCCACGTCGTTCTTCGATCGTAGCGTCGGCTATCAGTGCCAGACCATGGAATGCCCGGTCGAGCTGGCCAAGTTCGTCAGCCTCTCGGTGGACGAATGACCAAGGTTTATGAGGGAGACGCTGTGACGTGAACCTGAGCGGGCCATTTGGCCGACGCCCGCTCAGGCCCAGGTTGGATGAGGGTTTGCAATCTCCTCATTCAGGCCAATAGCAGAAACGTTCAACGTTTTGAAGACGCAACTCTTCAGAGCGCAGGATATTTCCGCGCCAACATAGCGAGCCCCCCGTTGGGGCCGATCCCTGGGACGTAAGACCAGGGTGGAGCAAAAGCGCACATGTGACGCTGGGGGACACCACCAGCACGTGACGCAGGGTTGGTGGATCAGCTCTGCGTCGCCGCCGTCAGAACGAAGCAGCAGTTAGCGCCAGACCGGCTGACCTGGGCGCGCTCCGAAAGGAAAGACTGCCGATCCACTGCGCTCTGCGCGGGCTCGTCCCAAGGTTCAGAGCCGCTTCGCTCCAGCGATGGGCGAAGTGCGCCCCCGCCTCGGCTGAACCCAGGTTCAGGACCGCCCCTGCGGGCCGGAAAAGGGAGCGAAAAGAGAATGACTGAACCAGACCCAATGGTGGTCGAGCTGCTTCGCCGCGATGCGTTCGACGAGCTGGGGCGCGTAGCGATGCTGGCCGAGGATTACGCGCTGAAATTGTTCGACGCGACCGAGCAGCGCAATCCGATGGCGGTCGCCGGGCGGCTGCAGCAGCTGCGCTTCTGCACGCTGGCGATGATCCAGACCTTCAACCTGTTTTTGAGGACGCCGCATGGTCAAGACGTGGCCAAAGAAGACGGACCATCGCGTGCCGATCACGCGGATCAGCGATCCGGCGATGGAGTGGCACGAGGTGAACCTGAACGACCTCCTGGGCTGCGCCCGGCGGGAGCTGTCGTTCCGGCAATGGGTCTATCCGAGACGGGTCAACGAGGGGAAGATGACCGAGGAGAAGGCCGAGCGGGAGATCGCGCTGCAGCGGACGCTGGTGGAGTTCCTGGTGCATTGCGTGTTTAAGGCGGTGACGCGCAATCGTGAACGGCCGCTTGCTTAAGCGCGTTCGCGCTTGTCCCTGGCCTTGGCGCGGGCCGCCGGGGTCATGTTTCCCCTTCGAATGCCCTGCTTGGTCGCCTTCAAAGTTCCGGCTTTGAGATTGCCCGCCTTCTGCATCGCCGAGACGCCGACGGCGTAGGGGTTGGCGACGCCCTTGGCCTTGAGCTGACGGACGACGCGGTCGAGGATCTTCGGCATCTATCGACTGCCTTGCAGGGTGTTCCACCATTGCGGTCTATGGATCGCGGGGGTGAGCCCGCGCACCTGGGAGGGGTTGAACTGGTTCGTCGGCAAGCCGCTTGGCGTGGTCGCGCCGCCGGTCAGGCTCTTCAGCCAGTTGGGGTTCTTGACCGCGTTGGCGAGCGCGCCGGTCCCGCCCTGGCCGATTGGATTGCTGCCGCCGGTCTGGCCCGGCTGGGAATTGTCGAAGGTGGTGTCGTCGAGCTGGCTGAAGTCTGGCGTTCCGGCCCAATTGCCGCCCCGTTGGGCCGCCATCGGGCCAGGGACTGGGGGCGTCTGCGATGGCGCTCCCTGAGGCGCGCCTTGGCCAGCCGGTTGGCCGCCGCCGAACAGGTTCATGTTGCCGAGGTTGGCGGCGGTGATCATTGGCGCCGAACCAGGACCGCGTTGCGCGGTTCCGTAGGGCATGGCGCTGAAGTTCGAGGCTGCCGGGCCGCCGCCCATGGGAGCGCCTCGGTTGGCGCTGGTTGCGCCGCCGCTGAGAACGCCGGGCGCGGCCGGGCTCGACACGGTCTGCGCGGCCGCGCCCGGCGCGTTGGGATTGACCGGCCGTGGCGGCGGCGTTGCGGTGGGGCCGTTCCAGGGCATGGGCGTGTTGCTGCCGCCTGGGAACCATGATGGTCCTGCGCCGGAGCCCTGGCCGGGGAATGGCGGGTTGGCGACGCCTCTGGCCTGGGGCAGCGCCCCCTGGCCGGGCGGGGCCATGGTGACGCTGTCGGCTGCGCCGGAGTTCAACGGAACCGGCCCCACGTTCCCTGGCCCAGGCCCATTGGCTGGCGGCGGGTTGGAGAAGTTGTTCATGGGGGGATGCAGGGCGGCTTGGCTATTGTTGAGGTCAGGATGCAACGTCGAGGCCTGGGCCGAGCTGGGGCCGAACATCGAGGCGAGGTAGTTGAGCCAGCTGCTGGAGCCGCCATAGCCCGGCGGCAGTTGCGGCTGTCCATTCGACGAGCCTCCCCATGGCAGGGTCGGGGTGAGGTCGGTGACGCCCATCAGCGTGTCTCCGTAATCGGTCCGACGGCCTCTGCGTCGGCGTAGCTGGATCCGGCGGCGTTGAATGCGGTGACCCGGCAGGTGATCTGCTTGCCGACATCGCCCTCGTACAGCGGCAGGGTTGGCGCGTTGAGGCCGATTTCCGAGCTGGCGACGTGGCGCCATGCATAATCGTAGCGCGTCGGGGCGTAGCTCCAGAGGCCGGTCGAGCAGGTGAGCGTATCGCCGACGGCGGTCCCGCCTGTGATCTCAGGCCTGTCGGTGTTGAGAGGCGGCAGGAGGTCCTCGCCGCCGCCGTCCTCGCCTGACAGCTCTTGCAGGATATCGCCCATCACCGCTGCGCCAGGATCGGCGCGGCCTTTGTTGACGAGGATGAGCAGCTCCCGCTCCAGGTCGTTCTTGGCCTCGGAGGGCATGAGGCCCTTGGCGGGCGTCATTAGCGCGATCGGCTGCGTGGTCTTGGTGTCGGCCGCGACCTTGGCCCCGATGTCGGCGAAGGTCCCGGTGATGTCGTCGGGCGGCATCGCGTCGTGGAAGTGTTTGCGCGCCAGGAGCTTGGCTGCGCCTGTGAACTCCTCGGCGCGCATCGATCAGCTCCGCTTGGTTGGCGGGACGACGCCTGGGACCTGCTTGTTGTGACCTTCGCCCTGACTGACGAAGGCGCCGCCGCCGGAGAGGGCGTGCTGGTCGAAGGTGGGTCTGTCGTCGTCGGGGCGTCGATCGATGGCGTCCTCGTAGGCCGCCATGCCGTGCGCCTCGATCCAGGCCGATCGGGCGCGTTGCTCCTCGACGATGGTCATGCCGTCGCCACGATAGCCCTCAGGCGGCTTTTCGGTGCGCGGATCGATGGCGGGCTCGATCTTCCATTCCGGCCCCTGGCGGGCTTCCTTGGCGCTCCTGGGGTCATCCCAGTTCGGCGGGCCGCGCTGCAGGTCGAACTTGACCGACTGCGGATCGTGCGGGTCTTTGGGTCTGGCGCCGATCGGCAGCGGCTCTTCGGTGCGGCCGTGGGCTTCCTTGGCCGCATGCGGATCGTGGTGCGAAGGGTCTGGCCGCGCCACTTCCGGCGGATCCTGGGGCGAAGCTTGTTGAGGCGGCGGCTTATGGCCGGGCTGCGGCTCCTGCGGCGCTGGCTGCGGATGCGCCTTCGACGGCTGCGGATGGGCTTTGGACGGCTGGGGCGGGGGTTGCGGCCGGGCTGGCGGCTTGGGCGCGGGGTGCGGCTGGTTGGGCATCGGGATCAGCTCCTGTTCAGGAACGCTGAACCTTTTAGCACGAAAACGGCTCAAACAAAGAACAGGCCGGGTGGAGAACCCGGCCTGGAGGTGAACGTCAATGATCCCGACACGAGGCGAGCCTAGTCGGCTTCGGCCTCGTTGTCATCCGGCTTGGCTGCCGAGGCTTCGGTGCGCTCAACCGCGTCGGCCACTCCCCGCCATCGCGGGCTCTGCTCGTTCTCGATTGCGGCTTCGGCGCGTTCGAGCGCGTCGGCGAGCTTCTGCCATCGTTCGCCCGGTTTGCGCTGGGCTGCGCGTTTAAGCGCGGTGAGCAGCGCCTCCGGCTCGTCCAGGTCGATCAGGTGTTGAACCGTCTCTCGCATCTGTTCCATGATTTGCTCCTTGCCTCGCCGCACGGCGTAGAGGAACGCCTGCCCTGGCTCAACGCTCAAGTCGCCTGCATGGGCGCCGCCGGTCCATCTGAGGTCGTCGCCTTCGATGAGTTCGTCGGTCAGTGTGAGGCCGCGCTCGATGATCAGGTCGTCATGGCGTTCGCCCAGCTCGAACAGGTCGAGCTGATCGCGGTAGACTTCCAATTGTCGTTTGAGGCTATCGTCGTCGTCGTCGCGGGCGAGCGCCCACAGGACGTTGTCGCAATATGCGATTGCGTAGGTGGTCATCGGTGTATTCCCTTACCAGTTACAACCCTTTCATGTAGCTACTGGCTTGGGAGGATGCAACGCCGAACGGTTCATCGCGTGCGCTCGAACCGTTCGGCTTCCAGGGCGTCCAGGCGGCGTTCGATCTCGGTCTGGCGCTTGATCACCCCGCTGAGGTCGGAGATGGCGAGGCGGATGGTCGTCTCCAGCCGCATGATGACGTAGATCAGCGCGCCGCTTGAGATCATGATGCCCACGGTCTGGACCGCGTCGATGAACTGATCGGCTCTCATGGCGCCTCGGCCTTGGCCTTCAGCCGATAGCGCCCAGGCCCTGAGCGTTCGATGAAGCCATAGCGTGTCCACGCGCTGACCGCGCTGCCCAGGCCGGTCCCGGCAAAGCCAGCTTGGCTCAGAAGGTCTTGCATCTCCTTGAACGTCAGCGGTCCCTTGGCGAACGCGGGTTGCAGGATTGCGAACCGTTGGCCGCCGGTTGGCGGCTCGCCGCGCCGGGCGCGCGTGTCGGGTTTCCTGACTTGGGCCTGCGGCTTGGCGATCCTGGGTGCGGGCGCGTGTGGCGCCTCGATCAGCTCCTCGACATGCAAGTCCTCGATCGGCAGGAGCTTGGCCATGAGCGAGAACATGGTCTGCGCATCGACGGTGAAGCCCAGGCGGAACTTGACGCTCATCGCTTGCCTCCCTTGTATTTCGCCATCTGCACGATGTGCCGCGCTGACGCGGCTTGATCGGCGGCCTTGGCGGGCGTGGTGATCGCGCGCGGCTTGGGCTGCGGCATCGCCGGGATGATCTTGACCACGTCGGCATAGGGGACGACGCCGAGCTTGTAGCCGAGCGAGCGCAGGACGGCGTTGACGGTGGCGGCCTGGGGACGCTTGGTCTGGCCGGAGAACCAATTGATCAGCGTCGAGACGGCGACGCCCGAATTGGCATGCACGTAATCGTAGTTTGCGCCGCTGTCTTCGTAGATGGTTCTGATCTCGTCGATCAGCGGGTCTTTGTCGATGAAGTTGTAAGATTTGTAGGTGAAGCTGGCCATACTCTCTCCTTCAGTGCGTTCGTTTTTTGTTGAGCTGCGGTTCGACGTAGAGCTTGTAGTTGACCGGGATCAGGCCGCGCACGGCTTCGACGTGGATTTGCAGGATCAGCTCTCGCATGCCTTCGCTGTCGTCGTCGCCCGATGGATCCACATGACCGGCGACCCACATGGCCAACAGATCGGCCAGGATCGCGCCTGTGACCTCAGGCGGCTTGCCGGCCAGCAGGAGCCTGATCTGTTGGGTGAGCTTCATGCTGTCGAGCGCCAGTTCAGCCACCGCGCTGAATGCGTCCTCCGCGAACACCAACGGCTCGCCGCATTGCTCGCAGCGGATGGAATTGTGTTTCTGCGTTGCGTCGCAGGCTGCGCATTTCATGGTCGGCATTGCTTGGACGCTACGCGCAAAGATATCGCGGTTGCAAGCTTTGCTGTCGCCGGTCGTTGCGCTAACCTCTAACAATGCCCAAGCGCCGATCGGACGCTGATACACGCCGCTTCTTTGATGAATTTCAGAGCGTGCGCGTATCACGCCTCAGAGCCGACGGCACGATCGATCCATCAAAGCTTCATGCGCTGATCCCGTTCCCCGACGGCACGACAAAGCTGATTGCGACCGCGCACACGCGCTTTCCCAATGGCGGCGGCTGGTCGTACTTTCGCTGTCCCAAGTGTGATCGCAGGACGCCGCTGCTCTATCTGATCGGCAAAGCGCCGCGATGCAGCCGATGCTGCGAGGCGATGAATATCCAGCATCGCTCGAAATACGGCTTCGGCCTGATGACCCGTAGGATGGTCAAGGACGCCCATCTCGACGCCACCATAGCCAAGCTCGAAACGACGACACGATTGCGCCTGAAGCCTGCGCCTGCGAGCTGGAGAGGCAAGCTACAGCGCCTCAGCCGCAGCCACGCGCTCACCACCAGCATGCGTAAGCGAATGATCGAGCTGAGACTGAGCCAGATCTCCATGCCAACGTTGCCCGGCGAAGGGATAGCCTCACACGCGCCTACAGCAGCCGCCAAACAACTCATCGAGATCAAACCGATCTGGCGAGCCCCAACAACCGAAGCCCTGCAACGAGCCTTAGATAAAGCACAGACCATAGTAATCGATGCTCTCAACAGCGACGATCCACAACGAAGACACAACGCTGCTATCCTGATGCTCAACACCAAACAGGGCCGCGAACGCAAAATCTGAAATCAGCCGCGTGCAAGACGCTGCGGCGCCCGACTGTGATATGGCCTAAGTCATTGAAATCATTGATGTTTTAGATTTACGTCACACACGTTCGTGTAGTTCGGTCACACAGCTATCACTGCTTTCCCGCTTCAAGCCTCTGATATCGCTGATGTTTTCTGCGCTGGGGTCACCTCAGTCACGCGACAATGCAACCGTCATTGCTTTCTGCAGATCCGTAATACTGGCTGGCCGCGCTTGACAAGGCCTCGTCGTGCATGGCAGCGTTGCAGCTACGGATCGGCATGATGCAACCGCTTGCAACCGCAGCACAACCGCAATCCAGGCTGGAGCCATGACATCCATGCACAGCTCGGACAAATTCCCGTACGTGCGGGAGTACAACCGAGCAATATCAATGGCTTACGACGCGCATCGAGTTCCAATGTGAAATACGATGCGGTTTCAACGACTAACGTGTGATGTGTTAAGACATTGATATCATTGATGATTACATCACATCACAACATGTATCAATTGTAATGTGATGTAACATATTGATATCATTGATGTTTATTCGTTGATGATAACAAACATTCGTTGATCATTGCAACCAGCGATGGGACCCACCCAATTCTTCCTGGAAAACCGAAAATACCCCCCCCCTACCAGCCCCGGTTTGGGGGAGGCCCCCGAAGGGGGGGTCCCATCCCCGCGCTCCCCTCAATTCCAGACCACACCGCCGCCCTGTTAAGTCTAACCGGCCCGCATTTAAGTATTAACAATCGCTGTTAATATATATAAACTACCCCGCGTTAATATCTATTAACAAGGAGGTTTGCGATGCTTCGTTGTCCTTCATGCGGGCAGGCTCATTTCCCGAATGAGGTTTGTGGGCGTGATACGGATCGTGGGCTTGCCTACAATGCTCGGTTGGGGCGAGCGCGGTCGGCCCTGGGGGCTGAACCGGCTGAGGGGCCTGCGCGCGGAACAGTCGGAACAAAAGTTCCGAAACGTTCCGAGGTTCCGCCTTTAGGCCCTGTGGAGAAGGGCAAGGGGAAGGGTCGGCCGCCGGGTCCGAAGCCTTGGCGGGATCGGAAGGCTGCGCATTGGCGCGCGTACATGCGGGATTACATGCGGGCGCGGCGGGCCGGAGGGAGCGCGGACAAACAATCTCAAAAAACTTAGCTGCGAAGTTTTTTGTCCGGGGGCGCGGGTTATTTCGGCCTGAGGCGGACGCCGTTAGGGATGAATTCGACGCCTTCGTCTTCCAGGACGGCTTTGACGGCGCGGAGGGTGACGGGTCTGGCGGTTCCGTCTTCGACGCGCAGGATGGTTGAGAGGGAGACGCCGACTTTTTTGGCGAGTTTGGGCCGGGACCATTGGAGGAGGGCGCGGGCGGCGCGGACCTGCTGGGATGTTAGCGGCATTGGCGGACGTTTCACGGGCGCAATAGCCCCGGTCAATCTTTTGTCGGGGGCATAATCTCATATCGACATGGAAAGCGTCAAAATGACTTGCACATAAGCACGGTTGCATCCCAATCTTAACGCTGCGTAATGGGCAGTTCTACCTATGGCGAGGGACCTGGGAGGCGGCGATGACCCCTGAGCGGCTGCAATTTTTGGTCGAGACGTGTTTCAAGCGACAGCGGGGGCGGCCTGGGGCGGGCCTGGAGGCCCATTATGTGGACATTGCGCGGTTTCTGGAGGTCGACGTTCAGACTTTACGTCGGTGGCGGGCGGGGTTGCGGCCGATCCCGCGTGGTGTCGAGATCGTGATGGAGATTTTTTTTGCCTATCCCCAGGTGACGATTGACGCTGTGAACAACATCATCCGGGTGCGTGATGATGAGGCGTCAAAGACTTAACCGGGTTCGACGCGACATTCTGTCCGAACCCTGTGGATAAACGCGTTGCAACTCCACAAATGTGCGGGGGTTGACGCGCGGCTAAAAGTAATTGCAGTTCTATCCTCAGTAGAGGGCGAGGCCTGTTGTTAGAGGTCTAACAAACGTCTAACAACCCGATAGCAAAGCTCATCATAAGCAGGCCTAAGATATCCAGCGACGCTCCCTCTATACTATTACCACCGACGTGACGTTTAAATGACAGGGAGGCCCGAAATGCCCCACAAATTGGGAGGGGAGGACGATCCGCGCCCTGACCAGGGTGAGCCCTCGGAGGCCGAGCGATCGAAGCCGGGGTTCGACGCCAAGACCTGGAAGCGGAACTACATGCGCCGCTACATGCGCCGCTTCAGGGAGCGGCAGAAGGCCGCCAAGGAAGGCCCCGATGGCCGAGCCTAAGGACAGCCGGATCGGCAAGGATGGCTCCCCGCTGCCATTCGACGCCTGCCTGAACTGCGGCAAGCGCATCGACGCCGCCGCGCGCGTGCGCGACGATGAGCGCCCCGAGCCCGGCGACATCACCGTCTGCCTCGGCTGCGGGCATTTGATGGCCTACGCCGACGACATGACCCTCAGGGAATTGACCGGCGAGGAGATCGTCGAGATCGCGGGCGATCCCGAGATCATCGAGGCGCAACACTTCATCGCCCATTACCGGCGCGTCGCCAAGAAAGAGGGCTGGACATGACCGACGACATCACCGCCATCGTCATCGTCCAGGCCGAGGCGGCGAAGCGCGGCAGGCTGACCATCTGGACCGTCTACGAGCGGCCGCGCGACTATGCCTGCGGCTTCATCGCCCGCGCCTTCGAGGTCACCTCGACCGGCCCCAAGCCCACCGGCCACGTCATCAAATGCCTCGACCTGGAGCCAATCCAGGAGAAGCTCCACCGCGCCGGGCTCACCTGCCTGCAGCGCGACGAAAACGACGAGCGAGAAATCGTCGAAAGCTGGATATGATGGAGGAACCGATGCGCGACAGCCCCGAGGGCGAATTGAAAAAGGCCGCAGCCTGGAAGCTGACCACAGCCTTCCTCGACGGCGTCAGCGCCGAAACCCTGTTCGAGGATCGCGCCGATCGCGGCATGGCCGTCGCCATGGCGGTGATGCGCTTCATCGTTCGCGAAGCGATCGAGCCCGGCGTCTTTCTGCGTTGGCTCGCTACCGTTGCGGACCTCACCATCGTCGCAGCCGAAACCCAGGAACAGGCTGACCTGTTCACCGAAGCCAGGAGGACCGAAATATGGCACTGACCGGGAAGGGCGAAATGGACAAAGCCTGGGCTGACGCCTTCGACCGTCCCGGCGAGGCGATACCCGTCGGCCGCAACGTCGTTTGCGACATCTGCGACCAGGACTGGACCGACCGGCCAGAGAGCGGCGGCTTCCTGTTCATCTCCAAAGCCTATTGCCCCGACTGCGCTGTCGAAGGCCTGAGGACGATCAAGAAATACAGGGAGGAACGCTATATCCGCGCCCTGTGCGGCGATGAAAGCTTCGCCGACTTCGTTCGCCGGATGCGTGGACCCGACGCCTTCATCAGAGTGACGACGAACAAGGAGTGATCCCATGTCGCTGACCGCAACCCTGATCGCCTTCGCCGCCGGCATCGCCGCCAAGGTCAAGCTCCCGCCCTCGAAAAAGGAGGGCGTAACGGACCCGCGCTGGCGGAACGTGGTCGAACGCCTCGACCGCGATCTCGCTGTGCAAAAGACCCTCGTCGAGCATTGGAAGGGCGAAGCCAGGACGTTCGTCCGCCGCATCGCCGAGCTGGAGGCGGAACGCGACGCCGCCCGCAACCAGCGCGACGCCCTCGACGCCGAATTGGCCCGCCAGTGGCATAGGAACGATCACCAGCACGCCCAGCAGCAGCACGGGGCGATGCTGGCCCAGCAGGCGAACATGCAGTCGATGCTGGCCCAGTACAACGCCCAGGCGCAGGCGCAGGCGCAGGGCTTCCAGCAGCTCGGCGCGCAGAACCTGTTCGGCCATGGCCTGCTCGGCGCCCAGAACCTGGAGATGCCCGCAGGCTGGACCTGCACCTGCATCCCCGACCGCGCCAGCGCGCTCCGACACCGTTAACCGGAGGCGTCCTGGCGGGCTCTCTCTCCATTGACCCGCCAGCGTCCAGTCACGCCACGAGGAGCCCCCCTAATCGACGGCGTTAGACGCGAACGAAAGCCGACGGCGAAAGGAAAGGGGCGGGCGCGTATTAAGAAGCCCGCCCCCTTTCCGAATTTGAAGAGGCGCTGATGACCGCGATCGACGAGCTGAAATGATGACCGCCCTCGACCCCGACGCGCTCCGGCCGATGATCCTCTTGAACAAGGGCGATGTCGGCCAAATCGCCGACGACCTCGCCGTCGACAGCGAGGAATTGCGCAACTTCATCATGAACACGCCCATGCTCAGGCGCACCCTCGACGAGGTGATCGCGCGCGGCGTCGATCAGGCGATCCGCGTCCTGTTCAAAGGCCTCGACGACGACGAACACTTCTCCAACCAATTGGCCGCCGCCAAGGAGCTGCTCAAGTCGCGCGCCGCGCAACGCCGGGGCTTCCATCACGCAGGCGACCTGGAGCTGAAGATGCCCGCCAAGGGCGGCGCGCTGACGCTGACTTGGCTCTCGCCGGAAGACAGCCGCAGGCCTGAGCCGCCCCTGATCGAAGGCCATGTGGAGGAGAGCGAATGAAGGACCGTTTCGAAGGCCAGCCCGAAATGAAAGGCAACGCATGAACCAGCATGTCGAGATCGCGCTCGCCCACCCGGTGTTCGACCCCGAGCGGCAGATCATCCAGAGCATGTTCTGGCGGGCAGAGCCTCGGATCACGCTCGGCCTGACCTGCAACATCGGCATGGAGTGAACGGTCTACGCTGGCGGTCGCCCGTTGTGGCAGCTATCGGTATGCTGGCGCGACGAGGCCGACCGGCCGGTCCAGGTGCTCCGTTGGAGCCCAACCAAATGGCGGAAGGCCGAAGCGGTTCGCGACAAGACGCTGAGAGGCGTCGGGACCGACGAGCCATGGCATGAGGAGCGGGGTACTATCGCCGTCCACTATCGCCGCCCGCTCAGGATCGACGAGGTCAACCGCATGGCGCCGACGCCGGAGGTCTTGGCCAGAGAAGGGCGCGGCTGACGCATGACCCTCGCCGACGACGCCACCGTCAACGACAATGCGCCGCTTACCATCCCCTACCTGCCGCGTCGGCACTTTCTCGCCCTGCATGCGAGCGAAAAACGCTGGAAATTCTGCTGCGCCCACCGACGCGCAGGCAAGACGGTGGCGCTCGCCAATCACCTGATCCGCGCCGCCTACCTCAACAATCGCGAATGGCCGCCGCCGCGCTACGGCTACGTCGGCCCCTCGTTTGAGCAAGCCAAAGATTTGGTCTGGTCCTACCTGAAGCAATACACCGCGCCGATCGAGGGCGTCAGGTTCCTGGAGGGCGAGCTGGCGATCGTGATGCCGCACAACGGCGCGATCATCAAACTCTACGGCGGCATGTCGGCCTACGAGCGCATGCGCGGCATGTACTTCGACGGCATCGTGCTGGACGAATATCCGCTCTTGGCCAAGACCGTGTTCTCCACCGTGGTCAGGCCCTGCCTCGCCGACTATCGCGGCTTCGCCATCGTATCGGGGACCTCGAACGGCGACGACCACTTCAACACCCTGCGCCTGAAGGCGATGGATGACGATCGCTGGGACGTGTTCCTGATCCCACTCAGCTCGACCGGCGAGGAGGCCCTGTCCTACGCCGAGGCCAAAGAGCTGACCCAGGACATGAGCGCGGACGAATACGCCCGCGAAATGGAGTGTTCTTTCGACGCCCCGGTCGAAGGCGCCTACTTCGCCGAAGCCTTGAACGCGCTCGCCAGCCAGGGCCGGGTCTGCCCGGTCCCGGCCGACCTGTCGGCCCCGGTGATCACCGCATGGGACCTCGGCGTGCATGACTATTGCTCGATCTGGTGGTTCCAGATCATCGGCAAGGAAGTCCACTTCATCGACTACGCGATGAGCGTCGGCAAAGGCCTCGACCATTGGGGCAAGTTGCTCAGGACCAAGAAGGCCGAACGCGGCTTCAACTACCGCTGCCACCTCCTGCCGCACGACATCGAACACCGCGAAATTTCGTCGGCCAAATCGCGCCGCCAAACCCTGGAGGACCTGATCCCGCGCGATGAGCCGATCATCACCGTGCCGCGCATCAGCTCGAAAGAGGACAGCATCAACGCCGCCCGCGCCATGCTGGGCTCGTCCTGGTTCGACGGCGTGAAATGCAAGACCGGCTTGGCGATGCTGCGCGGCTACCATAAGAGCGCGATGGGCCAGCCGGTGCATGGCCCAGGGCCGCACAGCCACGGCGCCGACGCCTACCAGACCGCAGCTGTCGGCTTCCACCTGATCACCGGCCTCTCGGCCTCGATGCTCAGACACGGCGCCATGCGACGCCGCATCCGAGGCGTGATCTAGAAAAAGTGGCCGCGCCCCCTTTGCCTCGGTACTCTGGCGCGGCCGGGTACTCTCCGAGGGAGCGGTTAAAACGCGTGCCGCTGACGCCGCCTGCGATAGCCACAGAGCCCCAGAAGACCAAACCCAGCCAACAGCATCGCCCAGGTCGACGGCTCCGGCACGCCGCTCTCCATCGACTGATTAAAGCCGGTGATCGAGCCGCCGCCGATCAAGGCGAGCGAAGCGGTTTCGGTCATCGAGAACGGCCCGAGCGCATCGAAGGCGGTCAGCCTGGATCCGCTGAAGCTGTCGGGATCACTGAGCGGCACGCCGCTGACACTCTCCAACAGAGCGCCGGGCGTGTTGAGCGGGTTCGCCCCCTGCGTGTCCGCCGTGTCGGCGAAGAACTCGAGCGTCGAAGGGCCTGAGCCCACCGCCGAATTGAAGGTGAGCGAACCGCTCGACCGGATGAAGGTGACCGGCGCGGCGAAGCCGGTGTCGCTGGCCAGGAGCGAAACGGTGATCGGCACGCCCCGCTCGTTCAGGATGTTGCTCGACGACAGCTCCAGCACGTTGGGATTGATCGAGGATTGCGCCAGGGTGAGCTGCACGAACGCGCCCCCGACCGTGGTGTCGACGGTCAAGAGGTTCTTCGCTCCACCGCTTTGATCGCAGGAGAGTTCGCCATCCGAGCAGGTGAAGGTCGAGCCGCCGGAGCTGATGGAGAGCTGCAGCGTCGCATGGGCAGGCGCGGCGGCGAGCAAGAGCGCAGCCGTCGAGACGATGAACTTGTTCATGGAAGTTTGGACCCCGAAAGAAAAGCATTCCCCCGATCGACAATGCCTAACCGTCTTTCGTGTCGTTGTCACGAAGGCGAGCCCAAAACTCCGCGTCCACGATCAGCCAGCCATCCTCGTTGACTGCAACCCACTGCGGCTTGCTCCAAGCGGGCGGCGAGCGGTAAGCTTGCTTCGCTTTGGTCAGCTTCGAGGGACCGGCGGACCGCCGGTTGGTCCTCCTCGGAGTTGAATGCATCGTGGCCATCGAGCGCCTGTTTACCTTCAAGGACGGCGACACCGCCACCGGCACGCCGTCATCCTACGACCCCGGCGATCCCGCAACCTACCAGCAATTCATCCACGCGATGATCACCGACGCGCGCGATTACGAGAACTCGGTCCTGGCGCCGAAGCGCGACGAGGCGCAGAAATACTATTACGGCTTCCTGCCATCGCTGAACGCGTCAGGCTCGCCCTACAGCGACACCCTGATCGTCGAAGACCCCAACGCCACTTACGAGGAAATCCTCGGCCCCACCGAAGGCCCGACGCGATCCTCGTTTGTCTCCACCGATGTGCGCGACGCCATCCTCACCAT